ATGCTCTCAGTGCAGAGCAGAAGCACATCTATACATCTAACCTGAAGTATCAGATCATGTTGGATTCTGTTCAGGGCCGTGGTCCTGGTATGGCGTTTATTCCGTATTGCTCTCTTCCCGAACTTGAATCTGCCATGACTGTATGGGGATTCATGGAGATGATTCACTCCCGCTCATACACTTACATTATCAAGAATGTGTACTCCAATCCAGGAGAGATTTTTGATACCATTTTGTTCGACAAGAACATTATGGAAAGAGCAGCCAGTGTAACATCTGGATATGATGAGTTTATTCAAGCTGCTCAGAGTTATGGAAACTCAAATGATTGGATTCATGTTTTGGAACAAGTTCCGTCAGCAAAAGAGACTCTCTATGATCTCAAAACTAAACTTTATAGAGCAGTTGCCAATGTCAATATTCTGGAAGGCATTCGTTTCTATGTGTCTTTTGCCTGCAGTTTCGCCTTCGGTGAACTTAAACTTATGGAGGGAAGTGCAAAGATCATCTCACTGATTGCTCGTGATGAATCTCAGCATTTGGTTCTCACTCAGAATATCCTGAACAAGTGGAAGGAGGGTGACGATCCTGACATGAAGAAGATTGCTAAGGAACAAGAACCTTGGTTCATTGAACAGTTCCAAAACTGCGTAAGTCAGGAGAAAGCATGGGCAGACTATTTGTTTAAAGATGGTTCTATGATTGGTCTCAACGATAAACTTCTTGGGATGTATGTTGAGTGGATTGCTAATCGCCGCATGAAAACTGTTGGTTTGAAGCCAATCTATGATATTTCGGCAAAGAACAATCCCCTTCCCTGGACTGAACATTGGTTATCTTCTAAGGGTCTCCAAGTTGCCCCTCAAGAGACGGAGGTTGAATCTTATATTGTTGGCGGCATCAAACAAGATGTTAGTTCTTCTATGTTTAGTGACTTTAAACTATAAATACCTTCGTATAGGTTTTTTCACTTCAAATGGATCTTTATAGAGGAATGGATCAACTTCGTGATTTGACGAAGTTGTATATGGAAATGAAAAATCCTCGTAAGGAGGAAGAAGAGTGGGAAGGTAGCAAGGAAGATAAAGAAGAAGATAAAAAACTTGCTAAAAAGCATAAGATGTCTCTCAAGGATTGGGAGAAATCTGATGCTGATAAGAAGCATGATGCTGGTGAAAAGGAGGAAAAGGAATCTGAAGAGAAAGAATCTGAGGATGAAGAATCTGAAGATAAAAAAGAAAAGGGTAAAAAGAAAGAAGTCGAAGAAGGTATCGACTTCAAAGGTGCTGCTCGTGAGCAGGCCCGCCGTGATGCAATCCAAGCAGCAAAGGATAAAAAGAGTCCCTCCAGCAAGGCCCGCCGCTTAGCGATGGGTAAATTCCGTCCTGGTGCTTCTTCTGCTGAACGTGCTGAAGGCGGACGTGACGCCATGAGAGAAAAGGGTACAGTCCCTAAGAAGGGTGGTCAACCCATGTTCAATAACTTTGAGATCATGGCAGACTATCTGATCAGTGAAGGTCAGGTACAGAGCGTTCAGGAAGCATCTGAGTTCCTTGCAGGCGCTCCTCAGGAGTTCTTACAAGACGTTCTGCGCTTTGCTGAGCAAAGAATGCTCTTCATGGCTTACCTAGTTGAAACAGGACATTGTGCAGACCTTACAGAGGCTGCTTCTGTTTATGTAGAAAGTGATCCTGAGTTAATTAGAGATGTCATCGACAGCATTATCACAGACTGATTATCCAAATCCTTGGATATATAATGGCGCAGTGTTTAACACTGACGATATTGGGGACTACTTTGGTTTTGTTTATCTCATTACCAATAAGTCAAACTCAAGACGTTACATTGGTCGAAAGTATTTTTGGTCTTTCCGAAAACCTCCTGGAAAAAGTAGGAAGGTAAAGCAGGAATCTGACTGGAAAAAATACTATGGTTCATGTCCAGAACTAAAAGAAGACATCAAGATCTTTGGTAAAGACTCTTTTACTCGTGAGATCTTGAGTCTTCATTTAACGAAAGGCCAGTGTAACTATGAGGAGACGAAACAACTTTTCCTTAACGATGTATTAGTCGAATCTCTTGACACAGGATTCCCGAGATACTATAATAGTAACATTCTCGGACGCTATATGCGTAAAGATTATGGATCCTTTGGAGTTAGTGGTTGCTGATACTTATGAGTGGGCAAAAGAAAGAGTAGATCAATTACTTGCCGAAGAAAAGTATCAGGAAGCCAGTGATCTGTTTGAAGAATTCAGAGAATGGTTGGTAGAATCTGATGCTGATCATGAGATCATTTATGTATGATATATAATTTAAGAGAGGTTATTTTACAGTGAAGATTTTTCTTGATTCTGCTGACTCCATAGCAATTATTAAAAGATATGCGACTGGACTGATTGATGGAGTGACAACAAATCCGTCTTTGATTGCAAAGACTCCATATAAAAATGCTCTTGATGTCATCTTAAATATTACAGATGGTTGCTCCGAACTTGAAAGTGTTTCTATTGAAGTTCATCCAAGTGCCTGTCATGATCCTGGTGCAATGCTAAATGAGGCAATGGATTACAGAGCTCATTCTGCAATTACTACAAAATTACCATGTACAAAAGAAGGACTTATTGTTTGTAGAGAGTTGAAAGAAAGAGGTCAAAAGACTAACGTTACTCTTGTTTTCTCTGTAGCGCAAGCAATTCTTGCTGCTAAAGCAGGTGCTACTTATGTTTCTCCTTTTGTGGGACGTACAGACGATAATTCTTACGATGGTGTAAAGTTAGTTGCTGATATTGCTAAGGTTTATCGTGAGCATATGGTATCTACTCAGATCTTAGCTGCTTCTGTTCGTAGCGTTTCTCAAGTATCTGAATTGTTTGCTGCTGGTGCAGACATTGTTACTATGCCTATTGAGGTATTTGATAAGATGTATGACCATGTTCTCACTAGAGAAGGTCTTGCAAAGTTTCAGAAAGACGCTGAAAAAAATGGGGGGTAATACCCCTTATGCCTCTGTAGCTCAGTGGTAGAGCAGCGGTTTTGTAAACCGCTGGTCGCAAGTTCGAATCTTGTCGGGGGCTTAGACCATTATAAATTATGAATGTAAAGTACGTTACGGATCCTTTTCCATATACTCTAATTGATGATTTTTATGATCAGAAAGAATTAGATGGTATATGGCAGGAACTTGATTTCTATTCTTATCCAGAAAAATTAGATCCGTCAGATAAAACTTTTCCTGCATTAGATATGCATGGAAATGCATTGAAGAAGAATAATGGTTTGCAACTTGATGAACTTTATAGGGATAAGAGAATCATTTCAAACATTCTCTCCATCAATAGGAAAATTTTAAAACTCCCTGTCATAAAAGACAATCCAAGTTGGTTCTTCCATGAAATGTATGCTGATTTAGATTTCACTTTACTATCTTATTACGAGAATGGAGATTATTATAAACCACATCAAGACAGTGGTTTAGTCACAATTCTAACTTGGCTACATAAAGGGGAGGAGAAGAAATTCTCTGGCGGAAATTTTCACTTCACTGATTATGATATTGAGATTGAAGTAAAAAACAATAGAGTGATTATTTTTCCATCTATGATTTGGCACGCTGTTGATAAAATTGAAATGAAAGAAGAGGACAGAATGAAAGGTTTGGGTAGATGGTGCATGACACAGTTCTTATCGTCGTCTGTGGGCCGTTGACAGGAGACTAAAAACAGGTTATAATAACAAGGTGCTCAAGACGAGAGCACAACTCATGACTCAGTAGCTCAGTGGATAGAGCAACTGCCTTCTAAGCAGTCGGTCGTTGGTTCGACCCCAACCTGAGTCGCCTTGCGGAGTTAGTTCAGTGGTAGAACGCTATCCTTCCAAGTTAGATGTCGTCGGTTCGAATCCGATACTCCGCTTCCTCAATTTGAGGTTTCATGAAAATTAATTTATGGTATTGTCAACATATGAGTCAATGGCGTTGGACACTTACTGATGACCGCCGCCCAATTCTCAGACAAGAGTCAGGTCAAAGACCTTACTTGAGAGATGCTATGAACGATGTTGCCAATACTGTAGAATATATTCTACAACAACACGATCCTGTTTAGCTCAGAGGTAGAGCGGCGAACTGTTAATTCGTTGGTCCCTGGTTCGATCCCAGGAACAGGAGCTCGGGAGATTAACTCAGCGGTAGAGTGGTTGCCTTACAAGCAATAAGTCACTGGTTCGAATCCAGTATTTCCCATAATTGTTTAAGGTTAAATGTCAAAAAATGTTATCCGCCAGATGCAAAGTATGCAATAAAGAACTGCATAGTACTACAAAAGTGCAGTGCTGCGGCTGTTCAAATCAAATGATGGTTGTTGATGATAAGGTAGGAGCAATTGACTTATCTGAAGTTATATTGCTTAATACTGAAGACAATATTAAGAAAAGTACAATATTGTCAAATGCTGACCTAAAATACCAAGAGGAACGACGCCAAAGGCGAGTTCGAAAACTTTACTTCGAGGAACGCTGACCAATGATCAATCTGCATCAACGTTACAACCACTATCTCCAAACCGGTAAAAAACATGACCGTGTTAATGAGCGAGTTCAAGGTTATGGCTGGCGTGATGATGGATCTAATATTGTTGGATATTATGTTGTTACTGAGAGTTGGGTTTTGAATTACGATAAGAACGGAGTTTTTGAGGGAATGGACAGTCGGGAAACTGTCTATCCCCTTGCCAAAACCAGTTCAAATGCGGTATAATATATGGGTAAACAAGCAAACCAATGACACTCTCCGAAAAGTTCAAAAAGCACATGGCAATCCTCAAGGATACCGTTGACGGTCGCTATGTTCTAGACATGCAGAATCCCAAACTTTACAAAAAGATTTGCAAATATCTGTCTGAAAACGGACTTGAGTTCTCTGGTGATCCTTATGATGACTATGAGATGTTTCTTGATCAACTTGCTCTCGAACTCAATGTTGAGGAAACTGTAGAGCAATGAAAACTCAAGTCTTCCATGAGCGTTTTCCTTATCGGTATGTTACCGTAGGAACACTTGAGATCAACGGCAAACCAGATTATCGTATTCAAAAATTTAATGAGTGGACAAAACGATATTCTGACATGTATCTTTGTGACAATGGTATGCAGTTTGAGATAGCTATGGAAGACTTTGAGTACACTAAATGGTTAGATCCTGATTGTGTGCCTTGTTATGTAAAAGACGATGAAGATAATTGATAACTTTCTTCCAACATCTGAGTTTCAAAAAATTCAAGAACAGTTATTGAGTAATACTTTTCCCTGGTTCTATAACGAAAATGTTTCTGAACCAAGGGAAAGAAACTCAATTGAAAAAGAAATGTTTCAATTTTTTCATCCTTTCTATTACTATTGGGAATGGTGTTCTAATTATAAATCTTTGGTAATGCCAATTCTTCATGAGTTAAATGTCTTAACTCCTCTCAGAATTAAAGCTAACCTTACATTTAAGATGGATGATAACTATGAAACTGGTTATCATTATGATTATTCAGATGGATCTATTCCCAAATTTAACATCGCACTTTTCTATGTGACCACTACAAATGGTCCTACAAAATTTGAAAGTGGAGATGTTTGTGATTGTATTGAAAATAGACTTGTTTTATTTGACAATACAATCAAACATACTGGAGTTATGTCTACAGATTCAAAACGAAGAGTTGCCATCAACTTCAATTACATAGACACGGATGGTCTATAACAGTACTGGTGGAGTCATCCCCAACATGCCCGTCACGGATGGACGTTAACAGCACTGGTCGGGATGGGTCTTCGACCCCCTTAGAGTTTCTAGTTTCTCTCAAAAACTAGTGGTGCGGATGGGGTTACCCCGCCTGGTTTCTTGTTTCCAGTTAAAGAACAAGTGGCGAGCCTGCAACTTCGGAACTACGAGGCGGTTGACAACAACCGCCTTTTTTGGTATCATATATAAGAAGAAACCATTTTATTATTAGATGACTGCTTACACTAAGAAGGCACTGGTTCTGGGTGCTGGTGGATTTATTGGGTCACATATGGTCAAGAGACTGCGATCTGAAGGGTATTGGGTTCGTGGTGTAGATCTTAAGTATCCCGAGTTTTCCAAGCATGAGGCAAATGAGTTTGTTCTTGGAGATTTGCGGGATCCTGATTTTGTAAAGAGAGTTCTTGAGTATAAGGGAGATCGTGGTAACTTCTATCACTCTGTACCCTATCGTTACATTCAACCATTTGATGAAATCTATCAATTTGCAGCTGATATGGGTGGCGCTGGATTTGTTTTCAGTGGTGAGAATGATGCGGATATCATGCACAACTCTGCTACTATCAATCTGAACGTTCTTGAAGCACAGCGTCAGATGAATGAGCAGTATGGTATGAAGCGAACAAAGATCTTCTACTCTGGATCTGCTTGCATGTATCCCGAGCATAATCAACTTGACCCTGACAATCCTGACTGCCGTGAATCATCTGCATACCCCGCTAATCCTGATAGCGAATATGGATGGGAAAAACTCTTCTCTGAAAGACTCTATTTTGCTTATAATCGCAACTATGGCATCCCTGTCCGTGTTGCTAGGTATCACAATATCTTTGGTCCTGAGGGAACCTGGGAAGGTGGAAGGGAAAAAGCCCCTGCAGCAATCTGCCGCAAAGTTGCCTACCTTCCGGAGACAGGTGGAGCAATCGAGGTGTGGGGAGACGGCTTACAAACTCGTTCCTTCTTGTATATTGATGAATGCATCGAAGCCACACGCCGATTGATGGACTCTGAGTTTATCGGACCAGTTAATATTGGATCTGAAGAGATGGTTACCATCAATCAACTCGTTGAGACTGCCGCTAAGGTTGCTGGCAAAGCGGTTAACCGAATGCATAAACTCGATGCTCCTCTTGGTGTGCGTGGACGCAATTCTAATAACGATTTGATTCGTGAGAAACTCGGTTGGGATTATTCTCAGACTCTTGAAGAGGGTATCCGCAAGACATATGAATGGATTGGTGAACAAATCAATGCAAAAACTACAACTTAATCTTGTTGGTGATACCTTTACCCATTTAACTGGCGGAAACAAAGGATATTCTGTTCATGGAAAAGTTTCTAAGCACATTGAATGGGTAAAGGATGGTGGGGAAGGTACTTTCTATATTGACAGTACTCTTCCCTGGGCCTGGTTAGATCCAAAACCAGGACCAAAATACGCTTGGTTATTGGAATCAAAGTACATTACTCCTCAAATTGTGGATTCTGTAAAGATGGATCCTCAAAAATACATTGATGCCTTTGATACTATTTTCACCCACAATCAAGAACTTCTAAGTCTACATCCAAAATTCAAATGGGTTCCTGCTCAGG